TCCATAAATGCTACCACTAAGTAGGGCATTAAGTATATAACTACCAGTATCAACGAAAGATTCAATGTCGCCAGCAGCAACCCCGTCACTAGCAAGAGCAGCGTAGTCATTCCCGATCTCTTTAATGATGTCAGTGTAAAAACTTGTCATAAACCTCCTATCTAAACATAAATTCTAGCGTGTTACGTTTCCTGGCAGTCCAACCAATCTGTTTGAGAATGGCACTAAGCGGATCTAGAAACGCTTTTTCAAACTGAGTGTCATAGTCAATGTATTCATCAACTCCAAACTCAGGTGGAAGACCTCTGAAGAATGAGATCACATTCTGGAAGTCTTCATGCTTCCCCGCACGACCTAGTTTATTAGGCGTCTTGAGAAAGATGTATTTAATCTTCTCGCCCTCTTGAATGAGAGGATACTTATTAGCGAGTTTCTTCTTCTTGATCTGATGATTGTAAAGAAGAGCACCCCTAACATGAATGGGACAGTGGTGTCCATAGAGAAGCACAGGGTCATGATACTGACCGATGTTGTTGCAACTACGAGGGAATGAGATCTCATCCAAAGGACGAGTCTTAAAGTCCTTCTCAAACTTAGAAACGAATGACTGTAAATCCTTCTGAGTGCCACTCATAATGATCTTGAGTGCCTCTCGAAGGGCAGTCCTACATGAGGAGGGCGTAGAAGACTTAATTGCTTCGATGCCCATGATCTTAAGTTTGGGCTCATGGTATTGGACACCCTCACTATTCCAAACGTTAAGGATGTAACGTTTCTTCCTTGTCCAGATGCCACGATTAGCGATGTTTTCTCGCTTCATAAACATCTTGTTTTCGTATGCATTCACATACGTTGCTAACTCTTGGTAGGATCGCTCGATGAATGGTTCGATTTGCTTCTGACAAGCAGCATCGAGGAATTTAACAATCCTCTCTGTAGAAACATCTTGTGCATCAAATACAGAGCGGACAAGTAGATCAAGACAGAGATAGATGCTGTCAGTATCACTGGCAATAACATAGTCTTTACCTTTAGTTTTGAGTAGTTTGTTTAAGTATCCGTTGATCTTGTTTTCAATCCAACGAATCGAGACTTGACCCGAGAGAGTAATCGCCTCAGCGTTTGCCAGGTTGTAATACCTGAAGTATTGGTTGCCAATGGCACCATAGGCAGAGTTGAGTTGGATCTTCCTTGCCATCTGGATGTTGTTGAATTTGCTAATGCTCTTTTGAAGTGCCAAGGTCTCTGCAGGTGTCTTGGCATTCTCAAGATCTTGCTTAGCGGCAAGCATTCGTTTCTTGTAAATGGTCCTTTCATCGTAAATCTTTTGCATCATTTCGGGGAGAAACCCTTGGATGTCTTTGCGATACTGAGCACCGTTTGCACAGACTGCGTAATCACTATCTGCTTTGAAGTTTCCACTAAGGATCTTATTAACAGAGACACCCTTGGTATATCTCTCTTCGACCAGAGTCTCTGGAGAGATGTTGTATTGCATGATGAGGTGAGGATACAGTGAGTTGAGGTCAAAAGACACAACCCAATCATATGATCCAGGAATAGGCTCCTTTACATATGCTCCAGCATACTTATCATCCTTCTTGGATGTCTGCTTGGGGGGCACAACAAGATCCCTCTGACTCAAGTAGTTGTAGATGAGAGTGTCCCACATCTTTACCTGCGAAAACACGTCATCAATATTCACCTTGGCATCGTATGCCATAGTGACTGCCAACTCAATGAGTTTCATCTTGTCTTCCAACTGGTCAACCAGATTCACGTCCTGAATGTTGTATTCAACAAACCTTTGCCAGTCAGAAGTATAGAAGTCTTTGAAGTTTTCATACTCCGAGTGGTCCAGTTTTGCATTACCCAACTCAACACTGGAGATGTGATCGAGACTGTATGACTCCTGGGCGCTGTAAGTAAACTTCTTGTAGAGATCTAGGTAGTCCAGGATGGTCACACCTAGAATTTCATACACAAGATTCTTACGACCCTGCACCTCAACCTCTCGATCTCGGACAACATTCCAGGGAGAGAGGGACTTCTTCCACTTCTCACCCAGGACCCTCTCGATGCGCCTGCAAATGTAGGGCATGTCATAGAAGTTGTTATTCCAACCAGTGATGATGTCAGGAGTATTTGTAGCCCACCAAGAGTGGAAGTCTGTGAGCATCTCATGCTCTGTCCAGAAGACACGATACTCAACGTCAGGGGGAGGGGTAAACTCCCTAGTGCCCCAAGTGATAATCTTTTTAGTATTCACATCCTTAATGGTGATGCAAAGCATCTCCTCCTGACATGAGGCAACGTCTGGGAATCCATTCTCACACGCAACCTCAATATCGATCGTGTAGATACGCATGACATTCATGTCGTAATCTACCTCATCAGGATATTTCTGTCCGATATGCTGAAAGACAAAGCGATCGTATCCATGCACCTCCATCCCATTCACGTCAGCATACTGCTGAATGAATTCACGGGCATCTTTAATGCCATCAAACTCTTTCAGGTGAGCATAACGACCGTCGAGAGTCCGATACTTAGATGGTTTTGACTGATTTGCTGGCACAAGAAACAGACAGGGAGACGCCTTCTCCCTATACTGAACGGGCGTCCCATTCTTGTAACCACGCACCAAGGCGTTGTCACCTAGAACATGGACGCTCGTATAGAATTCACTCATTAGGCACTGCTGACTTCTTCAAAGACTCTAACACAGTCAGATACTGTTTGGCAACCGCTGGTGACGGATCCAAAATAGTCATGACATCATCAGTGGACAAGAAGATATCTCTCTGATGGGTGTGCTTTGGATAGGGTTGGACACCACCATCATCATTGATGGTGCAACACTCTTGCAAGCAAAGTGCTGGCTCTTCATCAAGCTCCAAGAGATCAGCCAATAAATAGGTCTGAGGGTGGTGCTTCAGAATAATCAACTTGGGTAGCATCAGTTCTTGCCTCGGATGTAGTTTGATATCTTGCTTGGTTGTAACGCTTGAGCACTTCAAGATGAGGGTCAGCAATACTTACAACTGCATTCAGTGTAATGAAATTAGATCCAACTGTCAGAGGAAAGTATGGAAAGAATCTCATCCTAATATTATTCAATTGTGGGGTTTCTGGTGGTAACTCCTCATCAAGAGACTCTACGAGAAAGTCTTGCTCATCTGTCTCCAGAGTAATTGAGTATGCTTCGACGAATTCATACGCAAGAATGCGAGCATCGTCACCTTCACCAGACCTGACTTCTTTAATGTCAGCGATTACGTCCTCGCCGTTTGCCATTCTTGCGATTTTTACGGTCATAATCTTTTTCCATAAGTTGATCAAAGGTGTACCTTACCATATCCGAGAAGGCACGTCTAGCACTGATGTTTTTTTCATCTGCTAAGACGTGGACATACTGCAGAAGAATGTCCATCTCATGAGGTGGGATATCCAGCGTCAGAGTTTCACTCTTCTCTGTGTATGGTGGGCACAGATTTACATACATGTTCATGTTTATCTCCAAACAAAAAGAGACCCCGCTGGGCGGTGGTCTCTTCAGTTGCATACTATATATCAATCAAAGTTAGAGATAATTCTCTCACACTTCTCAAGATTCTTTTTGCAGAAGCCACGAACGTAACTTTCAACATCAAGATCCATACTATAATGAGCGTGGAGGTGGAGTCCCTGAATTGCAATCAGAAACCCCACAACCAACAGGTTGAATTGAGTAACTGGATGAAGTAATACCTTCAGGTATTTCATCAGAAGCGATACTTAGTGCCGACTTCCACTTTCCAGTCAGTCTTGGCATCAAAACTGAGTGCCTCAAACTTTGCCTTGGCGGAGAGTTTGTCGGTCAGTTTGATACCAGCACCAACTTCAGCAGCAACGAAACCAGTGCTATCAGCACCATCAGGAGTCTTAGCACCACCACCCAATTCAACATAGGGAGCGACTTTACCAAGTTTCCAGTCATAACCAAGACGAGCCTGGTTGACTGCTTCCTTGTAATCTTGATCGGATCCCTTGAATTCAGATTTAGTCATAACATAGGGACCAGCAAGGGCAGGTGCTGCCATGAAAGGAAGGGCAGCAAGAGCGAATGCAATTTTCATGAGAATACTTTGTAAGTTTTACTTGTCTAAAAAGACCTCTACATTTTAGCAGAGGTCCGTGTATTTAGAATTAAGGTTTGGTTAATCCTGATTTCCTGACCCAATATCATAGATCTTTAGTTTCTGGTGGTCAGGAATAATCTTTCGTAATTCTACCACAAGCATTCCATTATTAAAAGTCACTGCTCCAACCTCAACATCATCACTCAAGTTGAATCCTCTGGCGAATGTCCGAGTTGCAACGCCACGATGCATATACTCTTCTTCTCCTTTAGACTTCGCCGCCTTAGACCTGACTAGGAGGACGTTAGATTCCGTAGAGACTTCAACCTCATCCTTCGACCAGCCAGCAAGTGCCATTTCGATCCTCCACTTAACCTCAGATTCTTTCACGAGGTTGTAAGGGGGATATGCTTCGTTAACTGACCCCACCCCATAGGAATGTAGTCTATAGAAAATATCATCTAGTCCGACGCTATATCTTTCTACAGCATCTACCACGGCATTAAGATCTTTTGCCGTGAACTTTCTAAGTCCAGTCATTTGTTATGCTCCTTTATAAGCGAGTTTGATTGTGTGGTCCCCGAAGGCAACCACTCTTATTTATAGTCAACTGTATCAAAAATAAGATGTTGTAAACCGAAAAAAATATTCGGTTATCCATCAACAGTGG